GCAGTGTACAATAGAGTAACAAGTAGTACACTAAACGAAACAAAGCCACACGCAAAGGAATAAGATGCCTCGACGCAAAAAGCTGGTAGCAAAGCCCAACCCATTTACCACAGAGCCATACATGGAGGCCGATGGATTCCCAATCAATGAGGGAGACCTTATTAAGATTAAGGGTGAATACGGCACTAAGTTTATGTTTCGTGGAATCACTACAAATCCAATTACTGGTGCTACATGGGTAGACTGCTTTGAAATGTTTCGTGGCAAGCCACAGCAATTTCGTGCCTTTAAAGAGGATAGGGTAAGGCGTATTCCGCAGAAGGGGAAGAGGGCCAAACGTGTCAAACGATCCTGAAGACCAGGTGGTTAAACACCTAGATACAGTTAACAAGGTTGTTGGAGAATATCTTAAGGGTAGCGACCCAACAAAGATTTCTAAACAGTTGGACCTTCCAAGAACAAAGGTTGTCAGCCTAATTAAGGAATGGCAACAGATGGCCTCTGACAACACCGCTATTCGAGCAAGGGCCAAAGAAGCCTTGGCTGCTGCAGATGAGCACTACAGTAGACTAATTACTCAGACATACGAGGTGATAGATGAAGCTACAACTATCGGAGACTTAAGATCCAAAAACACCAGCATCAAGCTAGTAATGGATATTGAATCTAAGCGTATTGAAATGCTACAGAAAGCTGGCTTGCTGGAAAACAAAGAGCTGGCAGAAGAGATGTTAGAAATTGAGCGTAGGCAAGAAATTCTTATGGGTATTCTTAAGGACATAGCTGCCGAGCATCCAGAGATTAGAGATAAGATTATGCATAGGCTGTCAGAGGCTTCTGAGAAACTAAACGAAACGGTAACGATCGTACAAAATGTTTGATGATTTTATAGAGGCTCTGGCCGACAGCCCTTTTGAGGAAGAGCCTGTTGATGCCAAGACATTTGTTGAGGGGGAAGACTTCCTTGGGCAGCCACCGCTATCTCAGATTCAGTACGACATAGTGGAGGCCATGAGTCAAATCTATCGAAAAGAAGATTTAATTAATCTTATGGGCTTTGAAAAAGGTTCTCAACATTATCAAAAGTATACTAAAAATGAAATCATTCTACAGCTGGGCAAGGGTAGCGGTAAAGACTTTACATCTACAGTGGCTGTAGCATATCTGGTTTATAAGCTATTGTGTCTTAAAGACCCCGCAAAATACTATGGCAAGCCATCTGGTGACGCTATTGATATTATTAACGTTGCCATCAACGCACAGCAGGCTAAAAACGTTTTCTTTAAGGGTTTTAAAACAAAGATTGAAAAGTCTCCCTGGTTTGCCGGTAAGTACTATGCAAAGATGGACTCCATTGAGTTTGATAACACTATTACTGTTTACTCTGGTCACTCAGAGCGGGAGTCTCACGAGGGGCTTAACCTAATGGTAGCGGTGCTAGATGAGATCTCTGGGTTTGCCAGTGAAAATAGTACTGGAAATGATCAGGGCAAAACAGCAGACAATATCTACAAGGCCTTCCGTGGTACTGTAGATTCTCGGTTTCCTGACCTTGGAAAGTTAGTGCTACTATCATTCCCACGTTATCCAGGCGACTTTATCTCTACTAAATATGAAGAGTGTATTTTAGAAAAGGATGTTGTCACAAGAAATCACAAGTTTGTTATTAATCCAGACCTTCCAGATAATCAAGAGGGCAACAGTCTAGAGATTGAATGGGAAGAGGATCACATCGTATCCTATAAATATCCTAATACTTATGCTCTTAAAAGACCTACCTGGGAAGTCAACCCAACAAGGAGTATAGAAGATTTTAAGCTAGCCTTTTACACAGACCTTGGCGACGCCATGATGAGATTTTTGTGTATGCCAAAGTATTCCTCAGACGCATTCTTTAAACAGAGAGAAAAGATTGAGGCCTGCATGACTGGCAGAAATCCAATAGACACCACGAGACGCTTTGATGAATCATTTAAACCAGATCCAGAAAAGAAATATTTTGTTCACGCCGACCTGGCGCAACGACATGACAAGTGTGCTGTAGCGATTGCGCATGTGGAAAAGTGGGTAAATCTTCAAATCATTAAAGACTATGAGCAGGTTGTGCCAATCGTTGTTGTCGATGCTGTCGCTTGGTGGGAGCCAAAGATAGAAGGTCCAGTAAACCTTTCAGAGGTAAAGCAATGGATTCAAAACTTACGCAGGCTGGGCTTTGATATTGGCATGGTCTCTTTTGACCGCTGGCAGTCATTCGATATTCAGAATGAGCTTAAGGCCGTGGGTATGAGAACAGAGACGGTCTCCGTAGCCAAGAAACACTATGAAGACATGGCAATGCTAGTCTATGAAGAAAGACTTGTTATGCCAGCAATTGATCTATTGTTTGAAGAGCTTACAGAGCTTAAGATTATGAGAAACAACAAGGTTGACCACCCTCGTAAAAAGTCTAAGGACTTGGCGGATGCTGTGTGTGGTGCGGTGTTTGGAGCAATCTCTCACACGCCAAAAGACGCAAACCTTGAAGTAGACATTCACACATTTAGAGACAGGTCAAGCAGACGACTTGAGCCAATGGGCGATGACGTGATACAATATAAACCAATGCCAGATGACGTTAAGGACTATCTCGATAGGTTTGGCATTGTCTAACACTAAATGTTGGGCAAACTTTCAGACTAAACCGGCAGATATAGTATAAGGGGAGGTACAATTGTTACCTATTGACATTGTATATTTCTCGAACTATTCGGGTAACACTAAAAAATTTGTAGAGAGGCTAGGAACTAATGAAGCTATTAGGATACCTATTGATAGGAGCGATCGTACTCCTACCGTTGATGTCCCTTATGTCCTTATGGTACCTACTTACGGTGGTGGCGAAGGACGAGCAGCAATACCCCGACAAGTACGAGCTTTTTTAAACATTAAAGAAAATCGCTCCTTGCTTCAGGGTGTTGTTGGATTCGGTAATACAAACTTCGGTGAGCATTTTTGCAAAGCCGCAGATTTAATTAGCGCAAAGACAGGTGTGCCAGTCATTGCAAAGGTGGAAATATTTGGTACACAAGAAGACGTAAACAAAGTAAAAGAAAGGCTAACGCTGCTTTATGGACAAGAACTATAGTTATCACGAACTTAACGCAATGCTGAACCTATACGGGGCAGATGGCAAAATCCAATTTGAGAAGGACAAAGAAGCGGCAAAGGCATACTTCTTGGATCATGTTAATCTTAATACTGTGTTCTTTCACAGCCTTGAGGAAAAGCTTGAGTACCTTGTAGAAAACGAATACTACGAGCAGGAGCTTCTAGACCTGTATGACTTTGACTTTATCAAAAAACTATTCAAGCAAGCATATGCACACAAGTTTAGGTTTGCGGCCTTTCTTGGTGCCTACAAGTTTTACACAAGTTATGCCCTAAAGACATTTGACGGCAGTCGCTACCTAGAGCGATTCGAAGACCGCGTCTGCATGAATGCTCTCATGCTTGCACGTGGAGACAAAAAGCTCGCTCAGGATCTCGTTGAGGAGATTATTACTGGGCGATTCCAACCTGCTACACCTACCTTCCTAAATGCAGGCAAGAAGCAAAGAGGCGAGTTTGTGAGCTGCTTCCTGCTTCGTATCGAAGACAACATGGAGTCCATCTCACGGGGCATCAATTCTTCGTTGCAGTTGTCGAAGCGAGGAGGGGGTGTAGCACTTAACCTAACTAACCTTAGAGAGGCTGGAGCACCCATCAAGAAGATCGAGGGGCAGTCCTCTGGCGTGCTTCCTGTTATGAAGCTTCTTGAAGACAGCTTTAGCTATGCAAACCAGCTAGGGGCACGACAGGGTGCAGGTGCGGTATATCTTAATGCTCACCACCCAGACATTATGCAGTTCCTTGACACCAAGAGAGAGAATGCAGATGAGAAAGTTAGAATTAAAACTCTAAGCCTTGGTGTCGTTGTTCCAAACATTACTATGGAGCTGGCAAAGGGCAATGAAGACATGTACATGTTCTCACCCTACGACGTTGAGCGAGTATATGGCGCACCAATGGCAGACATTTCAATTACTGATAACTACCAGGACATGGTAGATAACCCAAACATTAAAAAGACTAAGATGAATGCCCGTCACTTGTTGCAGACTATTGCAGAGCTTCAGTTCGAGTCTGGATATCCCTACATCGTATACGAAGACACCGTTAACGAGGCTAACCCAGTCGAAGGTAGAATCAACATGTCTAACCTCTGCTCTGAAATCTTGCAGGTAAATACTCCTACAACATACAACGCAGACTTATCATATGACAACATTGGTAAAGACATTAGCTGCAACCTTGGCTCACTAAACATTGCTGCTACCATGGAGTCGCCAGACTTTGGCAAGACCGTTGACACAGCGATTAAGGCATTGACTTCTGTAGCTGATCTTAGCTACATCGAGTCCGTAATGTCTATTGCAGAAGGTAACAAGAAGTCCAGAGCGATTGGATTAGGGCAGATGAACCTGCACGGTTACCTGGGTAAGGAAAGAATTCACTACGGATCTGAAGAGGGTATTGACTTTACAGATATCTACTTCTACACCATTGCTTACCACGCTATCAAATCATCTAATGAAATGGCAAAGAAAACAGGTAGCCCATTTGATAACTTTGAAAACTCCAAGTATGCATCTGGAGAATACTTTGACAAGTACACTTGTTGCGACTGGAAGCCAAAGACCAAGAAGGTTGCCAAACTATTTAAAGATGCAAAGGTAGACATCCCCACGGCGTCTGATTGGGAGAAGCTAAAGAAGTCCGTAATGAAGTATGGTCTTTACAACCAAAACCTACAGGCTGTACCACCAACGGGATCAATCAGCTACATCAATAACAGCACTAGCTCAATTCACCCTATTGCTTCTAAGATCGAAATTCGTAAAGAAGGAAAGCTAGGGCGTGTTTACTACGCTGCACCATTCCTGGATAACGATAACCTAGAGTACTTTGATGACGCTTATGAGATTGGCCCAGAAAAGATTATTGACACCTATGCTGCTGCTACACAGCACGTAGACCAAGGCCTATCTCTAACGCTGTTCTTTAAGGACACCGCCACTACCCGTGACGTAAACCGTGCTCAGATCTATGCATGGAAGAAGGGTATTAAAACAATTTATTATATTCGTATTAGACAACTTGCCCTAGAAGGAACCGACGTAGAGGAGTGTGTATCATGCATGTTGTAAGACCAATTAACTGGAACGCTGTAGAAGACCCAGTAGACCTAGATGTGTGGAACAGGCTAACAGCCAACTTCTGGCTACCCGAGAAGGTGCCACTTTCTAATGACATTCAGTCTTGGGGCACGCTCAAGGATCACGAGAAGACGCTTACAATGCGTGTGTTCACAGGGCTAACGCTGCTTGACACAATCCAGGGTACCGTGGGATCTATGTCTATCATCCCTGATGCTAGAACACCACATGAAGAGGCAGTAATCACTAACATTGCCTTTATGGAAAGTGTTCACGCAAAAAGTTATTCTAGTGTATTCTCTACACTATGTTCGACAGATGATATTGAAGAAGCATTTAGATGGAGTGAAGAAAATGAACATTTACAGAACAAGGCTCGCATTGTTTTGGATTACTATCGTGGTGATGACCCCCTCAAGCGAAAGATTGCATCAACCCTGCTTGAGTCCTTCCTATTCTATAGCGGATTCTACCTGCCAATGCACTGGTCTAGCAGAGCAAAGCTTACAAACACAGCAGACCTTATTAGATTAATTATTCGTGACGAAGCTGTTCACGGGTATTACATTGGATACAAGTACCAGCTAGCACTAGCTGAGCAGCCACAGGAGCGTCAGGAAGAGCTTAAACAGTACACCTATGACCTTCTTATGGAGCTATATAACAATGAGTGCAAGTACAGTGCAGACCTTTATGACGAGATCGGATTAACAGAAGATGTTAAAAAGTTCTTGCAGTATAACGGCAACAAGGCATTAATGAATCTAGGTTACGACCCACTGTTTCCAAAGGAGACAGCAGAGGTTAACCCAGCCATCTTGTCTGCCCTCTCGCCAGATGCTAATGAGAATCACGACTTCTTTAGCGGTAGCGGATCCAGCTACGTCATTGGTAAGCATGAAGAAATTACCGATGACGATTGGGACTTTTAAGAATTAACTGCTACAATTAATATACTAGAAAGGGTATGAAGTTGACAAAAAGAACATTAGATTGGCGTCCCTTCTTTGACGCAAAGTCTAGAAACTATGCTATTAGGCCACTGCTTAAACAAAGAAACGTAGAAATTAAGCCAAAGATGTGGGAAGAAGGCATTGTTTTAGATCAGGGATCGGAAGGTGCTTGTGTTGGATTTGCTTGGACTGGTGAGCTTCTTGCTCAGCCCAAGGCTCCAGACAGTCAGCCGTCATTCAATTACGGCAACGAACTTGCTACATCGTTTTACCAGGAGGCTCAAAGGATCGATGAGTGGCCTGGAGAAAACTACAGCGGAACCTCTGTTCTTGCTGGAGCAAAAATTATGAAAGAAAAAGGATTTATCGGTGAATACCGCTGGTGCTTTAATCTAAACGATATTCGAGAGTCTGTTATTTCAGAGGGGCCAGTTGTTTTTGGAACCCCTTGGTACGATGGTATGTATCAAACAAAGCCAGACGGCAGAGTTCGTGTAAGCGGTAAAAAGGTTGGGGGCCATGCAATCCTTATCACTGGCTACGACCCTAAAATGCGTTTTGGAAACACAAACCTTGAAGTGTTTAGATGGAGAAATTCCTGGGGAGAAGAGTATGGAATTAATGGCTCAGGTTGGATTGAGGCAAAGCTATTGGCAAAACTAATTGAAGATGGTGCCGAAGCCTGTGTTCCAATGCAAAGAGAGGTTCCCGTGTTTAATGAGCCCAAGACGAGCATTTGGCGAAAGCTCTTTAATAAGTAAATAGGTTTTGGGGTGTAGCTCAGTTGGCAGAGCGTTCGACTGTTAATCGAAATGTCGCTGGTTCGAGCCCAGCCACCCCAGCGGATCCCTACCCTAGCATCACTCAACGATATTTCACTGGGTAGGGGTTCATATCGGCCAAGTGTTACGGTAGCACAGCGGTCTCCAAAACCGCAGGACGGAGTTCAATTCTCCGGGTCGGTGCGGAAAACTAAATATTGCGAATATAGTTTAATGGTAAAACTTAACCTTGCCAAGGTTATGACGCGGGTTCGATTCCCGCTATTCGCTCGGCCCTGTAGCTCAGTTGGTTAGAGTGCCGCCCTGTCACGGCGGAGGTCGCCAGTTCAAGTCTGGTCAGGGTCGCTTGACAACAACACTCTAGATATGTATAATTTTATTAAAGAGAGGTAAAAATGCTATATTTTTATAATAGGGTCGGTGATTTAAATTTTTAAAAAAGAAAAATTATTAATTGAGTTTTTGGATACTTCTAAAAAAATACACAAAGACTTTTATCCAACGGCAGCCATTAAAGAAATTCCTGATTGGTATAAAAATACGCCGTCTTATTTAGGAAATCGGTATATTACTCCACAAGAACAAAACAATAATGGTACTACTGCAACAGTAAAGAAGTGCTTGCCATTTTTTGATTCAATGACTGCTGGATATATCATTAAATCTCATATAGATATTCTAGTAAGGTGGGAGGGAAATCGTCCATTTTATCAGTGGCCGAATGATAATCCCATCGAGTTTCAGGCCATTGTTCAGGCACAAAGTTATCCAGGTAAGGAAAACAGAAAACACGATTATCCAAAATTTAATAATCCTTGGTCGATCAGAACCCCCAAGGGCTATTCCTCACTTATTATGACACCAACACACAGAGATTTGCCATTTAATATCTTTGAGGGCATAGTGGACACCGACACCTTTTTTACACCAATACTTTTTCCATTTTACTTAAAGAAAGAGCCATGGGAAGGAATTATTGAAGCTGGCACCCCAATCGCTCAGGTAATTCCTTTTAAAAGAGATTCTTGGAATTTTAAAATTTCTGAAGATCAGCAAAAACTAAAAGATTCTTTTTTGTCTGGACAAAGAGTTATGGCTTCTTATATTAATGCTTATAGAAAATCTTTTTGGAAAAGAAAAGAGTGGACATAGGTAGTTGCCCCTTTAGCTCAGTTGGCCAGAGCACCGCTCTTGTAAAGCGGGGGTCGTCAGTTCGAATCTGACAAGGGGCTCGACAATTTAATAAGCCTCAATAGCTCAGCTGGATAGAGCAACAGACTTCTAATCTGTAGGTCGCAGGTTCGAATCCTGCTTGGGGTACGAGCCCTCTTAGCTCAGCTGGTTAGAGCCCCGAACTCATAATTCGGTCGTCGTGGGTTCAAGTCCCACAGAGGGTACAACAAATACGTGTATAATAAAAACACTAACTACAAAGGAGATCAAATGACAACTGTTTATACTAAGCCCCAGTGCGTACAATGCGATATGACAAAGAGGTTAATGGATAAGATTGGGTTGGAATATAATACAGTTGATATTGTTGAGAACCCCGCAGAATTAGACAAGCTTATTGAGATGGGCTACAGAGCTGCTCCAGTAGTTGTTACTGCAGATGGACAGTCTTGGGCGGGCTTTCAGCCAGACAAGATCTCTGAGCTAGCGGCATAATGCGCTTCGATTGCGTATGCACAGCAAACAATATTGACGAATGTGCGTGCGGTGCTTATTATTTAGATACTCTTGATTAAAAATAGTGTATAATTAAACTACTATGACTGCACACAATCACGTTACCCTCAGTGATTCTAGCGACACACTGCTTACCCCTCTGGGCACACACAGTGGGCTAGATGTCACCATTCAAAACATCGACACCGCTGCCATTGTTTACATTGGCGGGGAAGGCGTTACAACAGCAGACTACGGATTTAAGTTAGTAGCTGGTAATGCCATTTCTTTCGAGCTTCCACCAAAGGATGCTCTTTACGCTATTTCTAACACGAACGGTACAAAGGTATCAGTTCTTAAGACAGGCCTAGAAGACTAATGGCTACGTTTTATGTTGGATCAGCCACTGCTTCCGAAGAAGAAACAGACGAAACTGTAAACCCGCTTTTGCTAGTCGGGGCATAAAATTTTTATGTTATAATTTTAACAAGGAGAAAAAATGGCAACAAATTATAAAGTTTTGGGACAAGCTGCCCTAACTGCTGAAACAGACACTGACGTATACACGGTTCCATCTGCAACCGAGGCCGTAGTGTCAACAATTATGATCGCAAACCGTGCAGCCACTGCAAACACTTTTAGGGTTGCCGTAAGGCCAGATGGCGCTACTTTGGCAAATGAACATTATATTGCATACGATGTTGCAATTTCTGCAAATGATTCAACAACGATGACTTTGGGTATCACGATGGATGCCGCAGATGTTCTTACCTTTTACAGCGGGGCATCTGCAGAATTATCAATTAGTGTTTTCGGTTCAGAAATTAGTTAGGGGTTATAGTGGCAATTACCTCATTGGTTCAGTCTAGACTAACTCAAAACAATAAAAAAAATACTCTAAAGGGAATTAATAAAGCTCTTGGTGGAGACTACATGTCTACTAGCTTTGTTAATGGAGAAGCTTACATTGTTCACACATTTTTAGGATCTGGTACCTTTACAGCGCTGGAAGATTTTGATTGCGAATACTTGATGATCGCTGGTGGGGGTAGCGGTCCCTGGGGTGGCGGTGGCGCTGGTGGATATCGCACATCTGTTGCTGGAGATACTTCTGGTCGTAACAGCGCCGCAGAAGATCCAGCCCCACTAAGTGGAGGAACCGATTACACCATTACAATTGGTGCTGGTGCAGCCCCCAATGCAAGTGGTGGAACAACTAGTGCTTTTGGAATTTCTTGTAGTGGCGGAGGTCGCGGATCTTATGGAAACAACATTGGCGGAGCTAGTGGTGGATCCGGTGGTGGTGGATACCCCGGATCTGGTTATAGCTTTAACCCCACCGGCGGTGGTGGTGGAGCTACTGGTCAGGGGCACAATGGAAGTTCTGGTGGATATAACTCCGGAAAAGGTGGAGGCGGTGGAGGGGCCGGGGGCCACGGTCTCGGTGGAAACTTTGCTGGACAAAGCTTTTATACAGAGGCTGGGGCCGCCCTTATAAGCTCTATTGACGGATTGAGCAAGGGTAGGGCAGAGGGTGGAGCTGGCTATGGAGGCGCCCTAAGTACTATTCGTCGAGGCGGTGCGGCCTTTGACGGTCTTGACGGAGAGCCCAATACTGGAGCTGGTGGTAGCGGTAACGGTGGTACCGGAGGTTCTGGTATCGTAATTGTTAGATATAAAGCATAGCATTTGACTAAGTGCATCAAAGATGGTAGTATCTTTGTATGCAAAAAATTCACTTTAATCCAGTAAGCAAGCTAGCAGAGCAAACCGTTCCAAGGCCAAAGCCAGCCAGAGAGTATCTTCCTCAGTGGTATAAGGAAATGCCTGCCTTTAAAACTCCTAAGCCACAGTTCGATCTAGAAACAGCCGAGGCAAACAAAACACTCAAGCATTGCGTCCCCTTTTCTGATGCGATGACGATGGGTTACATACAAGAATCTTGGGTAGATATGAACTTTGAGTTTCACGAAGACGGCACATTCTCTTTTTATGAGTCATTCTCTCCACAATCTATAAACTACAGGCAAGATCCGTCAATGCCTATAGCTCCAGAGTTTCACGAGATAGAGTTTGTTTTTAATCCGCAGTGGATTCCCCAGGTTCCTTCTGGATACAGTGTTCTTTGGACACATCCCCTTAACCACACAGATCTTCCCTTTCAGGTTTTGTCCGGGGTAGTAGATAGCGACAAATTTACGCAGTCGCTAGAAAAATCAAGCTTACCATTTTATATGAAAAAAAGCTTTTCTGGAATTATACCCAAGGGCACCCCTCTTTTTCAATATATACCAGTCAAAAGGGATGTCTGGCAATCTTTTGAAAACGAATATAACGAAGAGGCTCAAAGAAAAATGGGTCACCTGGTAAAGTCTAAGTTCTGGGGTGGATACAAAAAACATTTTTGGACTAAAAAAATATATTCGTGATATAATATTTTTGGAGGTAACAATGGCACACTATGCCCTTTTAGATGAAAACAACATTGTAACTCAGGTTTTTGTGGGCAAAAACGAAAACGAAGTTCCCGAGGGTTACACATCCAACGAAGATTATTACAAAGATCTTTTTGGCCAAGAGTGTAAGCAAACATCTTATAACACAGTTAAAAACCAGCACAAAAGGGGCGGAACGCCTTTTAGGTACAACTATGCAGGCATTGGGTTTACCTACAGCCCTGAAGCAGACGCCTTTATCGCACCCCAGCCCTTTGACTCTTGGACTCTTAATACAGATTGTTATTGCTGGGAGGCTCCCATCCCAATGCCACAAGATGAAAATGTTTATTTCTGGAATGAAGAATCTAGTAGCTGGGAAGCCTTCGACACAAGCGAACAAGAATAGTCTTAGTGCTATAATTGTTTAATGAACTATCTTAAATGGTTTGTTAAAGAATTTATTAGACAATGGAGGAAACACTTTGAAGCTTTATAATCCCGCCCCAGGACGCCCCGTCACAAGCCCCTACGGACCTCGTACACACCCTATTACAGGTCAAAGAGGCAAGATGCACCACGGAATTGACTATGGTGGATCGTTTAATGTTTTATCAGCTGGCGACGGTATTGTGAATCACATTGGCTGGTCGCCCAAGGGTGGTGGACATGTTGTAATTATTAAACATGCTTCCAATCTTTATACTGTTTACTATCATGGTGCTCACAAGACACCCCTCAAAAAGGGTCAGCGAGTAAAGGCTGGTGACTTTATATATCGTGCGGGGACAACTGGAGCTAGCACAGGAAATCACCTTCACTTCGAAACTAGGACTAGCAGGCGTTGGGGGGCTACAAAAAATCCTGAAATTTATTTGACAGACGAAAGTCCAGACAACAGGCCAGAAAATGGATCTGAAGAGGCAATCAAGCATGATCTTAAAGTAGATGGCAGAATTGGCAGGAACACTTGGAAGGCTTGGCAAGAAACTCTTAAGGCCAAGTATGGCTATCGAGGAATTATCGATGGTAGGCCAGGTAAGATGACTTGGACAGCCGTGCAAAATTCTGCAGGGAAACACTACAAGGGGCGCATTGATGGAATTACAGGGCCACTTACCCGCAAAGCAGTGCAGCTAAGACTTGCTGAGCTTGGAGAGTACAGCGGTCGTATCGATGGAATTTGGGGTAGAGGAACTATCAGTGCCCTGCAAAGAGCCTTGAACAAAGGAAGTCTATAAATATGTTTACCACTTTGATTGAAGTATTTAATAGATTAAACACTCGTCGTAAAGATAACATTGCTGCTTCAGATAAAGCTATTGCAGAAGGTCCTTCTTGGAGACACCGTCGTAGATTAATCTATGGTGCATACATCATTGCCATGCTTATGATTATCTTTGGTGCCTTTACAATCTTTACTACCAGTCAAATCGGGGTAGAGATGGTGATCGGTGGAGTAGCTTTGCTATCTATCATCGTAACGGCCTATACCACATCCGCTACCTATGAGGATGTTAGGTTGTGGAATCACAATCCTAGAATCAGGTTTGGGGAGTCCGATCCCACAGATGTATTTGACACGGACAACCCTGATGGTCTATAATTGAGTTTGTTGTTTATAACGAAAGGAAACAATATATGCTAACAAGTACAGCATTTTGGGCTTCGGCTGGAGAACGTGCAGTCAAGACCGTTGCACAGACCGCATTGGCGTTGCTTGGCTCAAGCCAGCTAATTTCGGTCATTGAAGTTGACTGGGCAGAGGTTGGTGGCATTTCGGTTCTTGCTGGAATCTTATCACTCCTCACTTCTGTTGCACTTCCTGCAGCAGAAACCAAGTCAGCCATCCGAGCTGAGGCAGCAAAGAAGTAACCATGCCTGTTTATCAGTATAGATGTACTGATTGCAAAAAGGTAACCGAAGAGGTCAGGGGCATTACAGAAAATGTCCCTGATCTTTTCTGTAAAACTTGCAATCTCCAACTAAAGAGGATATACTCGAATATAGGAGTTACGTTTAACGGAAGTGGCTTCTATAACACAGACAACCGAAAGGGATAAAATGCCTATCTTGGCCCAGAAACCAAAGCAGCGGGAAGACAACTACTTACTAACCATTCACGATCGATGTGACTGTTGTGGCGGTCAAGCCTATGTTGCAGTGACTGGAACAACCGGAGAGCTAATGTTTTGCGCTCATCACTATACTAAGATTATGTCCGATGCCAGCGGCTTTGTAGCCATGGAAAAGTTTGCGGTAGACGTGGTTGACGAAAGAGAAAGGCTAGATGCTAAGAGTGGCAGCTAGGCATAGGTAGATATGGAATACGTTGTTGGAGCAATCTTAACTTTGGTAACTGTTGCAGTTGCTAATAGATTAATTCAAAAACAATTGCAAAGTAAAAAAGTTGCAGTAGTTCAGTATAGCCAAAGCCACATCTACAGCGTCATTGCACCAATGATGTTTGGGTTAGATGGAAAAATTCAAATAAGAAAATCTCAGTCCACAAACTACCAGGAAGAGGCTTACATCCGCATTATAGTTGTAGATGGAAAAGCTTATTGGATTAAAGAAAATTCTTTTTATTCAGCAGATATCATTGACGGCGTAGTAGATAAAGAATCTACACAACAAGTTGACACAATGTCTATGAATGATGTAGAATTAAAGAAGATGATGGTCATCGTAGAGACGCTAAGAGAGGGCGGAAATAATGCTAGTGGCGGTACAGGGAAGTCGTAACTTTAACGACTACAATATTTTTTTGCGTGCCATGGGCACAGCCCTCGCTTCAATGGAGGGTGGCGATGAGCACTTGTTTATTTACTCTGCTGGCCCAGCTCAAATTAACTCGATGGCACATGAGTTCGTAAACGTTTCTGAAAGAGGCCTCAAGGCACGAGGGATCAAGAGCCAGGTTCGTAAGGTTCCTGCTTCTTGGGTAAAAGAGAATGTAGGAGACAT